TAGCACCTGCATCAGGATTTCTTGGATTAATAAAAGATATTCTTGTTATGTGAGTAACATTTAGATGCTCAAAGTATGGGCCATCTTGATCTTGAAATTCTACTGGTAGAAACATTAGACTATTTGATTACCTTCTATTTTATAATTACTAACTTGTACTAAGTTACCATTTCTTTTTAGAATAGCAAATCCATGATTCCATTCATTTATTTCTAAATATTCTGGAGTAAGTTCACATAAACATCCAAGACTATAACCACGGATAGTTGTAGACTCACCTGGACCATAAACTCTTTGTGAACTAGAACTTGTTTTGTGAAAGTGATTGATAAGACAGTTGTTCTTTAATCTCATTAGAGCAGTGCGGGCTGGTACTACACCACCTGCACCTGGAATTTTATCTCCATGCTCTATAAGAAAGTCTCCAAAGACAACTTTTGATCTAAATGGTATATACTGTACACTATATTCAGCTACATGTAAAAGTATATCTAATCTGAATTCATCCATGTCTAGTAGTTCTGATGCTTTTACTCTAAGGTATCTTTCAAATCTATTCTCATGGTTACCTGGAATGAAATAAATAGGAATATTTGGGAATCTTGATCTGCAATAGTCTAAAAATTGTCTACCGGCTTCTATTTCCTGTTTGAAATGAACCATTCTTGGATCCTTTTCATGAAATGACATCTGGTAAAAGTCTAACATGTCACCATTAATAAGTAATGATTCTATGTTTTGTTTTTCCATTTCATCAAATGCTACTTCTATAGCATCATTATCTTGATATGGTATATGTAGGTCTCCAATAACTCCTAATGAGTTACAGCCTGATGGAAATACAAAAGTATCACGCTTAGTAGCATAAGACTCTGGTAGGAATTTTTCTTTCATAGTAAATTCTACTTTAAGTTCTTTTTGGAATTGTGCAGTATACAATATATTTCTGTTTTTCTTACCTATTTGTCCACGGTAATATCTTACTCTATTGTATACTACTTCAAGGGATGAGAAAGTTGGATGCTCAGAATAGATCTTTCTTGCAAGGGTTTTAGTTGGGGAATTGGGAAACTTTTCAAGATACTCTAATATTATTTCAGTATCTTTAACTCTCCCGTTTAGGTTACCTTTCTGTGCTGCCATATCTATTAATAATATACTAAAAATTTAGCATATGTTTACTGTAAAACTAGTGAAACGTGATGGCAAGTTAGTTTATCCTGATGATAAATCAAAATTAAATTATCAAATATTTTTGGATAAGCTATCTGATGGACAGCAAGTTGAGGTATTTATGGGACTTACATCAGATGATGGTTCTGTAGCACAATTAGCTAAAGTCCATGCTTGTATACGTGAATTAGCCAAAGAATCTGGCTATACATTTGATGAAATGAAAATTATTATAAAGCAACATTCTGGTCTATGTTATGACGCAGATGGTGCTGAATACTGTAAGTCTTTTGCAGACTGTAGTAAAGATGAATTAGTACTAGCTATTGAAGCTTGTATACAAATAGGTAGAGAACTTAATATTAATCTTGCTTAGGATTTTCAGGAACAACAAATTCTTTTTCTTCAAAAAGATTGTTTTCATTTGCTACCTTTTCTATTTCTAAAATTGCTAATGTAATTGTAAAAAAAGATCTTTGTTCATCATTTAATTCAGAATAAGGTTTAGACATAATTTCTTTTATGTAATTTTCTTTATCTTCTGGTTTTTCACCTTTTATGCTTACAAATAAATGAAATAAGGTATTTTTAAGCATATAATAAAATGATTTGTTGACCTTTATTTCAACCAATGCATCATCTTTTAATTCTTTAACTGTAGCCATTATATTATACTTTTTATACAAATATACACCATTATGAATAATATATTAGACATTGATGATTATAAACAAAAAATATTTAATAAACTTGAACCCAGTGGTTGGGGTAGAGTTCTTAAACCTTTTATATTTAGTATAGAGTTTGAGAAAATTCTAACTGACTTGTATAATATGTCTAATAATGGACAAAGGTTTACTCCTGTCCTTAAAGATATATTTAGAGCATTTGAAGAATGCCCTTATGATGAACTAAAAGTTGTAATGGTTGGACAAGATCCCTATCCTACAATTAATGTAGCAGATGGTATTGCATTTAGCTGCAGTAAATCTCAGAAAGAACAGCCTTCTTTAAGATTTATACTTGATGAAGTTCAAAAATTATACCCGGATGGGTATGAAAGACCTTTAGATCTAGTAAAATGGTCCCGACAGGGTATACTTTTGCTTAATACAGCTCTTACTACTGAAGTTGGTAAGATTGGTAAGCATTATGAGCTTTGGGCTCCATTTGTTGCATACTTATTTGATTACCTTAAGAACTTTCATCCTGGACTAATATATGTTTATATGGGTAAAAAATCTCAAGAGTGGGCAGATATATGTGGAGAAAATTGTACTAAATTTATGGTCTCCCATCCTGCAAGCGCAGCCTATAATGGTAGCAAGTGGGATTCTAAAGGTGTCTTTAATGAAGTTAAAGAGACAGTTAAAGTATTGTACAACTACACAATTGAATGGTGATGCAAGAAGTGTTTAACAAATTACTAAAAGCTGGACTTAGTCCTAATGCATTCTATGTATTATACTGTATACACAATAAGATTGTACCAAGTGATTTGGTAAATGCTTCTATTGAAGTTGCAAAATTAAAATCAGGTAATAACCTTACAGAATCCTTGGAATTGTCAGAGAATAGCCTTAAATTTATACAAGAAATTGAGAGCTATTTCAAGAAGTCTAAGAAGAAAACATCTAAAAACCTTATGGGGGATGATTTTCTAGATAATATTAAAACTTACAATGAATGTTTCCCGGCAAGTAAATTGCCAAGTGGAGTTTATGCAAGAGTTAATGTAAAAAGTCTAGAGAATGCATTTAGGTGGTTCTTTGAAACATTTGATTATTCATGGGACATAGTAATTCAAGCTACTGAAAAATATGTAGAAGAGTATTCTATTAATAGATACAACTACATGCGTAATTCACAGTACTTTGTTAGAAAACAGAATACAGATAAAACCTGGGATTCTAATCTTGCAACTTACTGTGATATGATTTCACAAGATGATTATGAAGCACCTGTATTTTTTAAAGAAAAGATTGTATGATTAGATTTAAGTTATTTCTTATTGCAACTATAGGATCTCTAGCATCTTGGTTGCTTGTTAAGACTGTTTTAATAGATATGAATATCTTGCAGTTCTTGGCAATTGAATTTATAGTAGGTTTCTCACATTATGTTTATAATGATATGAAGCTTAGATTTACAGAATAAATCCTTTATTATGGCTGAATTATATAATGGTGCCCGGGCTCTGAAGCCTGTGAGTGAGAGAGACGCTCTTAGAAAAGCCCTTCTTAAGATGAAGGCTAGAAGATCTGGTGAGCTAAAATCACTCAAAAGCTCATGGCCCAAATTTAATGATGCCTTCTGTGATGGATTGGAATGGAGAACTATCACCGTAGTTGGTGCTAGACCGGGAACAGGTAAGACTCTATTTATGGAACAATTAATCTCTGATATTATTGAAGAGAATAAAGACCATAAGTTTAGAGTACTTAAGTTCCAGTTTGAAATGCTTGATGAGACCAATGGTATCAGAAAGCTGAGTCTGAATACTGCTTCTGATTACAATACATTAATGAGCAAGGGAGAGCCCGTGGATAAAGATCTATACTTAAGATGTGTCCAGTACTATGAGCAAACTGAAAGTACTGATGTCATAGATGTAGTATATGATCCGTGTACTGTTGATGAGATGTGTGCTACTATACATTATTATATGGAAGCTCACAAAGATGAACAGGGTAACTACACAAATGCTCTGGTTACTATTGACCACTCAGCGCTACTTAAAGTAGGAAAAGGTCAGAGAGATAAGTTTGAAGTATTATATGCTCTAGGGGAAGCTCTAACATATATGAAAAAACATTATCCTGTGGCATTTCTTGTCTTGAGTCAGCTGAATAGGAATATAGATAACCCAGACAGATCCAAAGATGGTGACTATGGGAATTATGTATTAGATTCTGATTTATTTGGAGCAGATGCTCTATTACAACATGCTGATGTAGTACTTGGTATTAATAAACCAGCTATCAGAAAGATTAGGTTCTATGGTCCTGAAAGATTTATAGTAAATGATGAAGATCTTCTTGCATTCCACTTCTTAAAATCTAGGAACGGAACAACTAGGTTAAGCTTCTTTAAGCTAGATAGAGAGAACATGAGAATAGTTGAAATAGAAACACCTCCACAAGCAACAAAACTTAAATTATAATTATGAGTAGAAAAGAAAAAGAAAAAGAGTTCTTTGCTTATCACATGGATAAGTTTAGAAAAACTCAAATAGGTGATCCTTTCTTTGTCTTAAAGACTGCCTTCTTTCAGAAAGGTAAGTATGGCAGGCAAGTACAGCTATTTGAAGGTGAACTAAAAAGAAATGAGGATATCTTCATTGAGTTCATTGATGTTAACAGAGATATTAACGGGAAAGAAATAGGTATTGAATCAGCATTTGAAGACAGACCTTTATTCAAGTACAAATCTAATCCTTACTTTGCTGAAGAGTATGATGTAAAAGAAGGTACTAACTCTAATGGTGATAACTATTTTGCTTATACAATTCCATTGTCTGAGCTAATGGTTATTATGCCTGATGGTTCTGAGATTACTTACAATCTTTATGAGAAGAGAAAAGCTGAAGCTCCTAAAGAACAAGTAAGTTTATCAGTATTTCCAGATTTTGAAAATGAGTTTATTCCTAAGCTAAAAGAAACTAAGGAAGAATTATCTCTTGATGAATCTGCATCTGACATTCTTTTAAGAATTGCAACAGACTTTCAGAAACTAGCACAAAAACTTAAGTAATGAGTATAGTACTTCCAACTAAAAAAGTTGCGGCAGAAAGAGTTAATCCTAAAAGATTAATTATCTATTCTAAGCCAAAGACTGGAAAGACCACAGCATTTGCTGGTCTTGAGAACAATTTATTGATTGATTTAGAAAATGGTGCTGATTATGTAGAAGCTCTCAAAGTAAAGATTACTTCTTTGCAAGAGTTGCTAGAAACAGGAAAGGCAATCAAAGAAGCGGGTAAACCATATAAGTA